TCCTCTTCCTGATCATGCTTATAGTGTTGAGTATAAATATTGGGTGTACCCTGCTGAGCTTACTAATGCATCAGATGAATGCATTATCCCTTCTCGCTTTGACAACGTAGTTATTGATGGTGCTATGTTCTACATGCTTATGTTCAGATCTAATGAGCAAGGTGCTAACATTTACAAAGACAAGTTTGATCAGGGCATCAAGTATATGCGTAGGTTGTTGCTTGACGATTCCTTGTACATGAGCTCTACTATGCTTGTTAGTCGTAATAGGTCTGGTGTAAATGGCAGATAGAATCCAAGGGTATAAGGTAGTATGTGCTGGTGGTATGAATACCAACAGGGACGTACTGTCTCAAAGCGAAAGCATGCCCGGATCTGCCACGCAACTTATTAACTATGAGCCTTCTTTGAGTGGTGGCTACAGACGCATAAGTGGCTTTACAAATTCCTACGGTACTGTTACAGGGACTGGTAATGTACTGGGTGTATGTGTAGCTGAAAATTTAAATAACGGTATCTTTGCTTGTAGAAAACCTTCTGTTGGTACAAATTATTTCTATCGCTGGACTGGCTCCGCTTGGACAGCCATTGCTACTCCCGGCACTGTCACAATGACTGGTGTCAAGAAAGTTAGATTTACTAAGTACAATTGGAGTGCCGATAAGTTTTTAATGGTAGATGGTATTAATCCAGCCGCTATTTATGATGGGACAACCTACACGCAGATTACACATACCTATGCGCCTAACTCGCCTAAGTATGCTGAAGTATTTAAGAATCACATATTTCTTGCTGGTGATCCAACAGACCCATACAACTTATATTTTTCTGCTCCACTAGCTGAATCTGACTTCAGCCCAGCTAATGGTGCTGGTGTTATTAATGTAGGTTTTGAAATTGTGCAGATCAAAATGTTTAGGGATACTCTTTACATTTTTGGTAAGAACCATATTAAAAGTCTTGTTGGTAACAGCATTGCAGACTTTGTTATGAATGAAGTAACAAACAACTTAGGTTGTGTTGTTCCTGATAGTGTTATTGAGCTTGGTGGTAATCTAATCTTTCTTGGCCCTGATGGCTTTAGACCTGTAGCAGGTACAAACAAGATTGGTGACGTTGAGTTGGAGACAATTTCTAGACAGATTCAATTTACTGTTAGTACATTACTTAATGAAATTGTAGCTGGCTCTGTTGACCCTGAGACATTGAGCTCTGTTGTAGTACGAAAGAAATCTCAGTTTAGATTATTTTTTCCTACTGAAGGAAATTTTGGTTTGTTGGGTGGATTAAGAGCAACAGATTCTGGTTTAGGTTTTGAATATACACAACTTTATGGGTTCTCCGTAACCTGCTCTTCTAGCGGATATGTTGGTCTTGATGAAATAGTTATTCATGGAGACTCTGCTGGTAAAGTATATAGACAAGAACTTGGAACTTCTTTTGCTGGATCCGCTATTCTTAGTGTATACAAAACCCCTTATTATTATTTTCAAGATCCCACAATAAGAAAGAATTTTTATAATATAACTACATACTTGCGTAGTGAAGGAACAACCTCTATTACTTTCGGTGTGTCCTATGATTTTGATGATAGTGTTAGTGTGTTTAACCCAGTAAACTTTAATATTGCAACAGTAGGTGCTGCTGCTTATTATAACGAAGCTGTGTATGATGCCACTGCAATTTATGATGGTAATCCATCACCAGTTGTGAAAACAAATATTGAAGGCTCAGGATTTTCTATAGCATTCAACTATGTTACTAATGATACTAATGCTAGTCATACCATTCAAGGTCTTGCACTAGACTTTGCTATGAATGATAGACGCTAAGGAGAAACACTTTGACAGGCTATACTAGACAATCTGCTGCTGATATCGTTCCTACCGCTATAGTTAGAGCGACACCAATCAATAATGAATTCAATGCAATTCGTGATGCTTTTGCTTTGTCTTCTGGTCACAGGCACGATGGAACTGCTGCTGAAGGACACCTTGTTCCTCTTATCTCTGATGATAATGGATATAACAAGGTAGCTACTGATTCTACCAATAACAGAGTTGGTATTTTTGTTAATGTAAGTAGCGCCCCTGTTGAACAAGTACGCTTTCAAAACAACTTAATTGTTCCTGTTACTAACAACGCACTAGACATTGGTTCTTCTTCTTATAAGATTAAGGACTTCTATGTAGCTGGCACAGCAACGCTTGCTACACTTACAGCAACCACAGCTACAATCTCTGGTGGTACGATTAATAATACTGTCATTGGTAACTCCACCGCTGCTGCAATTACTGGAACAACTGTTACAGCTTCTTCGCTTGTTGCCAGCACTGCCGCCATCTCTGCGGGTACTATCAACGGTGCAGTGATTGGTGGTACTAGTGCACAAGCCATTACTGGTACAACCATCACAGCTAACACAGGATTTGTTGGTGGTCTAACAGGAAACGTTACAGGAAACGTTACAGGAAACGTTACAGGGAATGTTACAGGAACTGTTACAGGTGGGCTTACAGGAAATGTAACAGCCTCTACCGGCACTTCTACATTTAACAATGTCACTATCAATGGCGGCTTGGATATGAATGCTGGCACTGCTGCCACCATTACCAATCTGACTAGTCCCACTAATGCTAATGATGCTGCCACTAAATCATACGTAGATACATCTATCAGCAACTTGGTTGCGTCTGCTCCCTCTACGTTGGATACTCTTAATGAGATTGCTACCGCCTTAGGTAACGATCCTAACCTGTCTACAACCCTGACAAACAGCATTGCCACAAAACTGCCACTTGCTGGTGGCACTATGTCGGGTGCTATTGCTATGGGTACAAGCAAGATTACTGGTCTTGGAAACCCCACAGCAAACCAAGATGCAGCAACCAAAACCTATGTGGACACTGCTGATGCATTGAATCTTCCTAAAGCTGGTGGCACTATGTCTGGTGCTATTGCTATGGGGACAAATAAAATCACTGGCTTAGGTGATCCAACCCTAGCACAAGACGCAACAACTAAGACTTATGTTGATGGTATCTTGGGTAGCGCAACGGCTGCTGCCACTTCTGCTGCTGCTGCTGCAACTTCTGCTAGCAATGCTGCTACGTCTGAGTCCAATGCTTCTACATCTGCTACCAACGCTGCTTCTTCTGCGTCTTCTGCTTCTTCTTCTTATACAACATTTAATAATACTTACTTAGGATCAAAATCATCTGACCCAACTGTAAATAATTATGGTGGTGCTTTAACTACTGGTTCTTTGTATTTCAATACTGTTAGTAATGTAATGAAATCTTGGACAGGAAGCGCTTGGCAAACAACATATAATCCGGGCGGTGTAACAAGCGTTGGTGGGACAGGGACAGTAAACGGACTTACACTAACAGGCACTGTTACCAGCTCTGGTAACTTAACTCTGGGTGGAACTCTTAGTGGAGTAGATCTTACAACACAAGTAACTGGTACTTTACCTTTTGCTAATGGTGGTACAGCTTCTACCTCTGCTACTCAGGCTATGGCTAAACTGATGGGATTTACTTCCACAGCCACAGCAGGTGCTACAACAACTTTAACAAATACCAGCAGCTACTACCAAGTCTTTACTGGTACTCTTTCTCAGACTGTCCAGCTTCCAGTGACTAGCACTTTGTCTACAGGATGGACATTCCATATCTGTAACAACAGCACAGGTACACTCACTATTAATTCTTCTGGCAGCAACGCAGTAATTACAGTACCTGCACAGACAACCGCTATGGTTACCTGTATTGGTACAACACTTACCACTGCTGCTGATTGGGAAGCCGGTCTTACTGACTTTAGTACAGCAACTGGTACAGGTTCTGTAGTATTGAACACTTCACCAACATTGGTAACACCGCTTTTAGGTACGCCAACATCTGGAAATTTTAGCACTGGTACTTTTACTTGGCCTACTTTTAACCAGAATACTTCTGGCACTGCTGCTGGTTTATCTGCAACTCTTGCTATTGCTAGCGGAGGTACAAACTCTACAGCCACTCCTACAGCGGGTACAGTGGCCTATGGGACTGGAACGGCAATAGCGTATACTGCTGCTGGAACTACTGGTCAAGTCTTGTTGTCAAATGGAAGTGGTACTCCTACATGGGGTACACCAAGTGGTGTGTCAGCAGGTAAAGCCATTGCCTTTGCAATGGTTATGGGATTCTAAGGAAATATTATGGCAAATCCAAATATCACAAATGTAACATCAATTTTAGGTACTACAACCTACTATACTCCCAGCGGTACTACGGCGGTTGTTCTGCTAGCTAACGCTGCTTCCTCTGGTAAAGTATTTAAAATAAACCAGATTGTATGTGCTAATGTTAGTGGTTCAAGCGCAGTGAATGCCACAGTATCTATTTATACCAATGGAGCAGTAGCACAAGGATCTGCACCAAGCAGTGGCACAGCATACCCAATTATTTCTACTGTGGCTGTACCCGCAAGTGCTTCTTTAATTGCGGTAGATAAAACTACTGCCGTCTATCTACAAGAAGGAACATCAATCACTGTAACTAGTGGATCAGCAGGTGGCATAACATATACAATTAGCTACGAAGAAATTAGCTAAAGGTAAGTATGTCTTTACGACAAATGTTCCAAGGTAGTATTGTGAAGCCGGGGTTCAATCCTCTGGCTGCGCCTACGCCTAGTTATACCTACAACTTGTACACTTGGGGTTCTAATGGCGCTGGAGGTCTTGGGCTTGGTAATGTCACCAATTACTCATCTCCAATGCAAGTTGGAGCATTAACAGATTGGTTAGCTACCTCTTGCGGGCAGTACAACACAATTTCAACCAAGACTGATGGAACACTTTGGACTTGGGGCTACAACAATTATGGCGAATTAGGTTTAGGTAATAGAACAAACTACTCATCTCCCAAGCAAGTTGGCTCGGGTACAACTTGGTCAATTGTTTCTAGTGCTGCTGAATCTAGTTTTGCAATCAAAACAGATGGAACGTTATGGGCTTGGGGAAGAAATATTTTTGGCGGTTTGGGCCTTGGAAACACCACAAACTATTCTTCTCCTAAGCAAGTAGGCGCATTAACCAACTGGTCTAAAATTGCTGGCGGCGGCTCTTATGCAGTTGCAATTAAAACCGATGGTACTTTTTGGTCTTGGGGATATAACGCTCAAGGTCAATTAGGTTTGGGGGATACCACATACCGTTCTTCGCCAACACAAGTAGGATCATTAACTACTTGGGCAACAGTAGCAGCAGGAAATTTTCATGTTATTGCTACAAAAACAGATGGCACACTTTGGACTTGGGGATACAACGCCAATGGGCAACTTGGACTCGGTAATACAACTTTCTACTCTTCACCAAAGCAAGTTGGTGCGCTAACCAATTGGCTGCAAACTGCTGGCGGTTATATATTTTCTGCCGCCGTAAAAACAAATGGCACTATTTGGTCTTGGGGATCGGCAACTTACGGTCAATTGGGCTTGAGTAATACAACATCGTACTCGTCCCCAAAACAAATTGGCGCATTAACCAACTGGTCAAAAGTTGCCTGTGGTCGGCAGCATACTGTTTCCATTAAAACTAATGGGACTTTTTGGTCTTGGGGAATGAATAACAGTTACGGTCAGCTTGGCCTTGGGAACCTGACGGGGTACTCATCGCCAAAACAGGTTGGAGCGTTAACAACTTGGATGCAAATTGCGGCTGGTCGATACTTCACTACAGCTTTAGCTTACTAATATGCCAATCACCTACCCTTACACCCAATACTCAGGCATCTGGACAATGCAGCAGGTAAACAATGCTGTATCCGCAGGTACTTGGCCTATTGGAGTTAATACTGGCGCTTTGTATTCTTGGGGCCGTAACGGTAACGGTCAATTAGGAGTAAATGATTTAGTAGATAGATCTTCTCCAACTCAAGTCGGAAGTTTATTAACTTGGAAAACTTGTTCACTTAGTGGTGATTTTGGATTTGCTATTAAAAGTGATGGAACATTATGGTCTTTTGGTTATAATACTTCTGGTCAACTAGGTCTTGAAAATACAACACAATATTCTTCACCAAAGCAAGTTGGTGCTTTAACCAATTGGAACAAAGTTTATGCTGGAAAAGCTGCTTGTTTTGCCATTAAAACCGATGGCACACTATGGTCTTGGGGTTCAAATAATTCTGGTTATTTAGGTCTTGGAAACACCACGTATTATTCTTCTCCAAAACAAGTTGGTTCCTTAACTAATTGGCTACAAATAGCAACTTCTTATGTTAATGAAATTGTTGCTGCCATAAAAACTGATGGAACTTTATGGACTTGGGGAGCTAATTTTTCTTATGGGTTGGGTCTTGGAAACACCACAGTATATTCTTCTCCAAAACAAGTCGGTTCTTTAACTAATTGGTCGCAGGTTACTGCTGGATATCAAACTGTTATTGCTATAAAAACTGATGGCACTATTTGGTCGTGGGGCAGAAATTTAAATGGGGAACTTGGTCTAGGAGATTCTGGCACTTATGCAAGAAGATCATCGCCAACTCAAATAGGATCTTTAACTAATTGGTCAAATGTTTCTAATGGTGGTTATTACGGTCTTGTAACTGCCGTTAAAACTGATGGCACACTATGGTCTTGGGGCGCCGGAAACTTTGGACAATTGGGTCTTGGAAACACCACAGCATATTCTTCACCAAAACAAGTTGGGTCTTTAACTAGTTGGTTAAGAACAGCTAGTAGTGGATATACTTTTGTATTAGCTACTAAAACAAATGGAACTTTATGGAGCTGGGGATCTAACGATTACGGTCAATTAGGTCTGGGAAACACCACAGCATATTCATCGCCTAAACAAATAGGTTCAAGAACTGGCTGGCTTACATCATCTTTTGCTGTTGGCACACGGTTAGCAATTGCTATAATATAGACATGAACAAAACACTCCACTTTCTCTCTGGCATTCCCCGCAGCGGTTCCACCGTGCTTGCGGCTATCCTTAACCAGAATCCTATGACCCATGTGTCCACCACATCTGGTCTGGTTCATGCGTTGGATGGCTTGGCAAACACTTGGCATTCTGCTCTGTTGTTAAACGATAACGACCCAGAGCGTAAGAAGCTGGCCCAAACCATGCGTGGGGCCATTGATGCTTTCTATGAAGATACTGACAAGCCTGTCATCATAGACAAGTCTCGTGGCTGGCCTATTGCACAGATCATGGGCGCTATGTCCCAAGTGTTGGGTCGTCCTCCCAAGATCATTGCCACCGTTCGCTCCGTGCCTGACTGCGCTGCATCGTTTATTCGTGTAGCCAAGCCAGCCGACTTGGATGAGTTCATGCACACTGGTCAGCTAATGGATCATCTGCGGGCCGCTTACATTTCATTGCAGAACGGCTTTGAGTATGCACCAGAGAACTTCTTGTTTGTGGAGTACGAAGATTTGCTGGCAGATCCCAAAGCACAGTTGGCCCGTATCCATGAGTTCTTGGAGCTACCAGCATTTGAATACGACTTCAATAACATTGATGGCTCCACAGTGGCAGAGGACGATGAGCAGTTGCATGGTCATGTAGGTATGCACGATGTCAAGCCTGTCCTAGCCGCACAGCACAAGCAAGATCCCCGCGAGCTATTGAAGTCTCACTATGGCATGTTCTGTCAACCTGAGTTTTGGCTTGAGCACCCACGTACAATACCTGAGCTTTACGATCTTGATCTTATGTTGGCAGCATCCACCACTGGTGATTTTGCTGAAGGCTGGCGCATTGCTCAAAAACTTGAGATAGAAGAGCCTAATAACCACCGCGCTGCCTACAACCGTGGCTGGTACTATCTACGTCAAGGACAGATTCAAAAGGGTTATCAGTTGATGGACAGGGGCCGTCTTGCTGGTGTGTTTGGAAACAAGCGGCCTGACGTACCTACACCACAATGGGACGGCAAGACCAAGGGAACAATCTTGCTGTACTTAGAAGGCGGCTTGGGTGACCAGATCCATCAGGTGCGTTATGCCAAGATGATTGTTGATCGTGGTTGCAAGGTCATTGTGTCCTGCTCTGGCCCTTTAGCAAGTCTGTTTGTTGGTGTTGAGGGCGTGTCCTCTGTCATTCAGCACGAAGCAGTGTTTGGTATCTACCACGACTCATGGGTGGCTGGTATGTCTGCCGCTGTTCCGCTGGGTCTGGAGCTTGCTGATCTTTCTGGTGCGCCTTACATCGCCAAGCCTGTAGTCATCAAAGGCCGCAAGAAGCGTATTGGTCTGCGTTGGCAAGGCAACAGTAAGTTTGAGCATGAGCATCATAAGAAGTTCCCCTACGAGCTGATGTTTGACGCTGTTAAAGACAGCGACTACGAGTTCATCAGCTTGCAGCGTGATGAGGGGGCAGAGGCTACACCATTTTGGGTCAAGCAAGTACCATTAAACACATGGGAAGATACAAAGGCAGCAGCAGCCAGTTGTGATTTAGTGATATCGTCTTGTACTAGCGTAAGTCATCTGTCGGCTGCTATGGGAATTGAGACATGGGTAGTCACACCAGTTATGCCATACTTCCTTTATGCTCTTGATGGGGATAAAACGCCTTACTATGATTCCATGCGTATGTTTAGACAAGAAGTGTTTGGTGATTGGTCTGCACCCTTTGAGAAAATCAAAGCACGTTTGGGTGATAAGCCACTACTTAGGAGCGTAGCGTGAGCTTTAGATATGG